CCCAGCAACGACCAAGTAATCCACGGCTGTAACGCCTGGGGGGATGACTAATGTGCCGGTTGCGGTGAAGGTGTTGACGTAGCCACGAGGCAGACCGTGTTTCAGGACGACAATGCCGGAGCCGCCGGAGCCGCCAGTGTTTGTGCCTCCGCCACCCCCTCCTCCGGTGTTAGCTACACCTGCTGTTCCAGCTAGGGGCTGTGCCCCACCGTTACCTCCAGAAACTCCTGGGGTTCCTGGACCACCTAAACCTGCTGTTCGGGGAGCAGGTCCTATGCCTCCCCCTCCACCACCTGCATAAACAACGGATACGCCTGTGATTGAGTTGGCTAAACCTAATCCACCAGCACCACCAGTCGTTGGCGTTGCATTACCACCTACACCTCCTGCACCTCCGCCTCCGCCCCCACCTGCAAGCAACGGACTTGAACCATCACCACCGTTATTTCCTTGAGAAGGAGAAGTGACTGGCGTATTACCTGCTCCGCCAAAATTACCAGGGCCACCATTTGCACCACCACCACCTGATCCGCCAGAACCTCCGGCGGCGGGAGCGGTTAATGGAGTACCACCTCGCCCACCACCTGCACTAGTAATGGTAGAAAAAATAGAAGGTTGCCCTTGAGTGCCAACAGGTCCACCACCACCGCCAGAGCCAACGGTTACCGGCACTGAAGCTCCGGGCGTCACAGATAAACCGCTTCCTACACGATACCCACCAGCACCGCCAGCACCCCAGATACTTCCACCTCCTCCCCCGGCTACAACAAGATACTCAACTTCCGTGACACCCGTAGGAACAACAAAAGTGCCGGAGCCGGTAAAGCGGCTAAAGACAACCCCATACCTGCTCGTTAAAAAAGCATTCCGAAGGATGGAGCCACGAACCCTAGTGACCATTTACCAGACCCAAGATACGTAGGAATAACGCACGCCTTTTGTCACCGGCGCTACACGGTGGGGGTACAGAAAATTACTGGGGAATATGGTGACAGAACCAGCAGGCAAGTGGATGCGCTCTTGCTCCCACATAATCAGCTCGCCACCTTCGTAGTCATTATTCAATGCCCCAAGGATCGTAAGCGTTGGTATGCCTTTGCGGGTGCCATCAAACATACTATGAATATGGTCACAATGAATGTGCATCTGAGTACCAACCGTGTAGCGGTTAAATCGCACCTCTGAGTACCCTGACCATGCGCCGTACCACTCACTCATATGGGCGTGGTCCTTGAGGATGTAGCGCTCAATCATGTGCCAGAGCTTTTGCTGCAAGACTAACTTCTCTTGCGATGCGGACCACGATACGTCTAACTCATCTTCATGCTGAATATTGCGATCTGCAATCGCATCGTAAAAGGTATGTGTGCGCCAATCACCGCCCTCGGCTAACTCAACCATGCGTTTGCAAAAGTCAGCATCAAACACATCTTCGTAGATTTTGACGTAGTCTTTCAGACCAAGCGTCATGGCTTTTTTGGGGGTAATCGCTGGTATGTCCGTCATGTTCATAGATCGAGTCCTGTCATATCAAGGTTCTCACCCACTTGGCCCACAGGGAAGGTGTTGAAAGCAAGACTTGTGCGAATGTTTTCACCTTGCTTGGCTTCGACCATGTGCGTTAGGGATGACGGAAATAGCACAAGCTGCCCCGTGCCTACGGTAAACCACCAACTACGAGAATTGTAAATGTTCCATGTCGATGGTGGGAAGTCTATGGTGCGGTACTTATTGTCATAGAAAACAATCTTATCGACCAAGGGATCGCTATTCACATAGAACACGCCGGACACTAACGAGTTGGGATGCTCATGCTTATGGTGGTATTCCCCAGGCTTTGTGTAATTCATCCATGACTGCGTGATCCGCAGCTTGACTGCGTGCTTGGGGGCGTAGATCGCTTGAAAGTATTCATCAACACAGGACTGAACGAACTTATTGAGATTCTTGACTTTCTTGTTTTGCAGGATCACCCAGTCCTTGCTTGTGATGTTGCCCGTGTTAGGGCGTGTTTCTTGGTTCATCAAGAAGTCAAGCTCTTCCTTGGTCAGCTGCCTGCCTAAGTCAAAGAACGCTACGGGCGTTGGGAAGAGATGGTTAAGCTGCATTGATGGCTTTCTCCATAAGCACATGCTGCTTTTCAAATTCAGCAATCTGCTCAGGTAGCCAGATGGTCTTTATTGAATCCTCAAAAGCTTTGATCTTGTCCATGGTTTCTTCGATTTCCTGCCATGTCGGACAAGGTCTTGGGTCTTCCCACAAGGTGAAATGGTTGTTAGAAATCTCCCACCGTGCGCCTGGGCGAAGCATGTGCATCGCCGTATCTATACCGTATAACCTGTAAAAGTCTTTCACAAAAAACCTCCGTTTTTATGATGAGTAATTTAATTGTATAACTACGATACCTGAGCCTCCAGCACCGCCAGCAGCACCACCACCGCCGCCTCCTCCGCCACCCGTATTAACTACGCCTGATGTCCCTCCCCCCGGAGATACACCACCATTCCCTCCAGAAACTCCAGGAGTCCCAGGGCCACCTAAACCTGCTTGCCTTGGTGTGGGTGATGGTGACCCCGCACCTCCTCCTCCTCCTCCAGCATAAGCTACTGATACACCTGTTATGGAGTTAGCTAGACCTAAGCCACCAGCACCGCCTGTTAGTGATACTCCATTGCCGCCTATGCCTCCAGCACCTCCGCCTCCACCTCCACCACCGTTAGCGGTGGGAGAACTACCAGTACCCCCATTATTGCCTTGAGAAGGAGAAGTTGCAGGTGTATTACCTGCGCCGCCTGCTCCGCCTGTTAAACCACTAGCACCACCAGCGCCTGAGCCTCCAGAACCTCCAGTACCATCATTAGCAGGACTACCACCACCTCCACCTGCGCTAGTAATGGTAGAGAAGATAGAGGGTCCGCCTTGAGTGGCTGCTCCACCCCCGGCACCAACTGTTATGGTGTAAGTACCAGCAGTCACAGGAAAGTTACTGCCTACACGATACCCACCGGCACCACCTGCACCTCTAACGGTAGCGCCTCCACCACCCCCACCAACGACCAAATAATTAACTGAAGTTACGCCTGAAGGAATAGTTAATGACCCTGTAGCTGTAAACACAACAGCCGGGGGATTTTTCGCACCCCTCACCGCCTGGGCTGAGACAACAACAATGCCAGAGCCGCCGGAGCCTTGAAGACTGCTTCCACCCGCGCCTCCACCGCCACCACCTGTATTAGCTACACCTGCTGTTCCCGCTGTAGTACCACGACCACCATTTCCGCCAGAAACACCAGGAGTCCCAGGACCACCTAGGCCTCTTGTATCAATAGTATTTGATACGCCTCCTCCACCACCACCTGCATAAACAACCGATACACCTGTTATCGAATTGGCTAACCCAAGACCACCACTTCCTCCGCGAGTAGGAAATTGTGCTCCATTACCGCCTACACCGCCAGCACCGCCACCTCCGCCACCAGCACCGCCTGGACTGCCGGAAGCTGAGCCCCCATTATTTCCTTGAGAAGGAGAAGTTGCAGGCGTGTTACCCGCACCACCTACACCAGTACCGCCAAAGGGGGCGGTGCCACCGCCCCCTCCTGAGCCACCAGCACCCCCGTTGTTAGGGGTAGCAGAAGAAGGTCCGGGCGTCCCAATACCCCCACCTGCGCTAGTGATTGTGGAAAAGGTAGATGAACCGCCTTGAGCAGCAGCTCCACCACCACCTCCCACGGTTATGGTGTAAGTTCCTCCACTCAAAAAAAGCCCGCTTCCTACGCGATAACCACCAGCACCGCCTGCGCCGTATCTGCTTCCACCGCCACCACCTCCAGCAACAACGAGATAAGAGACTAACGAGGTAGGTATCGATAACGTTCCCGAAGCTGTAAACGTAAAAAGCTGCGCTGGGCCGTATTCCACCTGCGCCAGCATGTTACGAAGGACGGAATTACGGATAACGACTGCCATGGTTATGCAAATTTGTTTTGCGTTGCAAAAACGGTAAAGGTTGCTGCGGCGGTCTCAACAATCGTAAACGTATAAACATCCACGCTGTTAGCGTTCCCTGCTATAGGCGCAACACCCGTAATCCATTTAGGCGTTACGGCGGACCCATCAATCTGAAAAGCGTTCGGGTAGTAAGGCGTTGCACCGTTTGTCACAAGCAGCACAACCTCTACCGACTGCCCAACTGACATATAACTTGCTAGGCTGATACTTGAATCGCCACGAAAATTAAGCGTGAAGTTTGCCGTTGCGTCGGTGGTGTAATACTGCACAACCTGCGTGATGACATCGTAGTTTGTTGTCGCACTCGGTGCAGCAGCCGTGATCGTGGCGGTTTGTAAAATTGCTCTAGTGTTTGCACCGCCATACTTGTTAATCTTGAACTGCGATGAGCCATTGCGCTGTAGGTCAATGAACGAGCTGAGCGTATCGGATGCAGAGTCTGCAACGTTTAATTTAAATCCCGTTGGGCTTCCCGTTGTATTCCATGTCGCTGCAATATCAAAGAGCGCCACGGCGCTTGATCCGCTGATCGAGCCTGAATCTGAAAAGAATATCTGCGTGTTGGCAGGGGTTGATGTGGCAATGATCACATCACCCTGAATCGTATCCATGTCACAGAACGAATTGGTTGCGCCTGTGATGGTGCTTACTGTTTCGTTGGTGACTGTGAGTGAGGTAACGGTTTCGTTAGTTGCGGTTAGGTTGGTGATAGTAGCCGTAGGAAATACTGCACTTCCCACGCTTACCGCACCACCAAAAATACTTGAAGCTGCGGTTGTATTACCATTCTTATCAACCTTAAACCGACTTGTTCCGCCCGTCTGTAGATCCAACAACAGTGAATTGGTACCTGATGCAGTATTGGTAACGTTATATTTAACAAGCGTTGGCTCACCTGTGGTGTTCCATACGCCGCTCATGTCGACTATGGGAACGGCAAAAGCGCCGCTTACTGAATAAGCATCACCATAAATCAGCGTGACGTTAGATGTGGAATCAGAGGCTGTGAGTCGAGCTGCTTGAAAGTTTGTCGTGATAGTGACATTGCCTACCGTGTCACCATACACAGCTCGACCTGATGGATAAACGACAAACACATCCTTGGTGCCTGCGGAGAAGGTGACCTTGGCTCCGCCTGCCGAAGAAGATAAAACACTATCCCGGCTTAAGGTCGTACCACTAGATGTGTACGTACCAATCCCTACTTCCCATTCAGAAGTGCCTTGACCCGCAATGGTGTAATAGGTCTGATTGCCGTTACCAATAACAGCAAAGGATTGGAAGCCGGTGGCTGCACCGGCTAGCGTGAGAGTGCCGGTGCCTGCGGTAGAAGTGGTTTCCTTGACACGGTCTGCGACAACAAGCGGCATAGCCAGCCCCTCTTCATATTAAGCAGCGTTGTTAGAGAGGCTGTAAGTCACATTCAACGTGTCGCCGCTGACCACGTTACGAACCGATGAGAATGCGCCTTCTGAAAACAGAATGCCTGATGTGCCGCCAACCACCGAATCCGAGGCAACAAACGCACCGTAAATCGTATCCGCACCCGTGATTGAGAACGACACCGCAGAAGCTGCGATCACCGAAGGATCGGCCTGGGTCGGTGTACCAAAAGTCAACTGCTTGCGTGCGCCTGAGTAGTTTGCAGACTCTGTCCATCCCGCATGTGAGGACATCGAATCAGCAGCGGCAAGCGTCGGCGCAGGACTGTTATCAATCAAGCCCATGAACCACGCGGCGCTGTAAGACGTTCCGCTGAAATACTTAGCGTTCATGTCAGCAAGACCTTGGTTCACCACAAGATTATCGAACCCGTCTTCCCATTTAATGTCGCCCAAGCTGTCGTAGCACTCCACCGTGAAATGCCCACCGACACGCAAGTCATCGACGTTGTCACTACCCATGGATACGGTAGCCTCAAATTGATCTTTCTTTGCTGATCCGTCTTTCATAATAGCCTCTCAATTGATCCTAATAATGGCTGAGGTAAGATTTACTGGCGGGAAGACGACACTTAGGTTTTGACCCAAAGCAGATATGTCATCCCCAAAATCTAGAACACAAACAGCCTTGTTCGACTTACTGCTGTTGTAAATCAAAGCCCCGCGACACGTCAAGGTCACCCCTGTAAAAACAGCAGGTGAAACGAAACTCAAGTATGCAATAACGCCACTGGTTGCTACGCCCACATTGGTGAGTGTAATCCCTCCCAATGGGTAGTTTGTCCCACTTGTGGATACTTCGCCAGAAGAAGTATAAACAGTGGTTGTGGCTCCGAGTGTGGCAGCGCTGGTGTAAAGCGCAAGCTTAAAGGTGTCACCGCCCACAGCGGAAAAGTTATGCACGCCTTGAGCAAGCTCTTGCTTAAAACTTGTGCAGGGGGTTTGAACGATAGCCATTAGCCAGTCACCGGTACTCTAATTTGACCTGAACGATAAGCATCCTGACGCTCTTTACCGTCGCCAAGCTGTTTCAGGAGATTCATGGCCTCTGCGTATTTAGCTTCAACATTGGCTACAAGGTCTTGTTCACCTTTGTTAAAAAGATAGGCCTCACGAAGCGAACCATAGAGCAACACTGAGTCAAAATTATCGCCAAGCCAGGACTGCCCTGCGGTCACGATCGACTCAGGATAGTAGAAGTAGTGAAGTTCGACGGTATAAATCGCATCGGGCGTCGGACCAAGAATAAAGGTCAACTCTCTAGGAGCACTGTAATCAGGGCCAAAGAGCGCGTAATACTTGGGGATAGCCGCGTAGGTCGGAGAGGGGTAGACCTGACGGATGTAGTTGACGTCTTTGTTCAACAAGTACTCATAGTCGCCATCATCATTGACCACGGCCATGCTGTACACCGACAGAAAATCTGAGGGGCATTGCAGGTATTTATTGTTAGCAGTCGTCAAACCCGTCGAGTTTCTACGCAAGCTTGGGATCTGAACGCTGTTATAAATCCTCTGCTCAGCCTGCTTAATGAAGTTATCGACGTTCGTTGTTGAAAACGTCGTCTCCATGTAATTCTGAATCTGGGTTACAAGCTCGGAATAGGTCATGACAGGCTCACCGTAACATTGCCTAATTCAACATCCAGCATGATAGCCTGTGCGGGCGTTTCTGGCACCATGCCGACCGAGGCAAAAAACGAATTGCCTGGGGCTCCCAGGTAAATCGTTACAGGCTCTATAATATCGGGCCTTGGTTCGTAGATGGCAACCGCATCACCTGCTGTGCGAATCGGCTCAAGCTGTGGATGCTTGGGCTCGTAGCACTCAGGGCAAACCTTAAATCCCGTCCACTCCTTGCGAAGCACAAGGTACTGGTAGCGCTGGCCACATCGGTCACACAGCGCTAGGGAGTATTTGCCAGAGGCATAGCCGCCCATGGTCAGTAACTCTGCACATCCGGCGTCAAGAACACACTGGCACGATCACGGTCTTCGGCAGCAGCGCGGAAGAACTCCTCTTCGTAGAAATTCTTCAGCGTGCCGATGCGCTCAGGCGCACGCTTAATCGCGATGTAGTAGGCAAGCCCCGCAATAAGGGCAGGCAGGAAACGGAAAGAGATATCCGCTGTGTTGGTTGCCGCACCAACATCCTGTATACGACGGATGCCGTAGTACCTAAAGGTATATGTCTGTGCAGTATCTGGAGCAGGGTAGATGAAAAGCTCAGCAGGCACCGTGCGTTGCACATAAAACTGCGCAGGAGTTCCCGTTTGCAGTTTATTAGGCATGTGCAAGTACTCATTCTGGCTAATCCGATCAAGCGTAATGTCTTGCTGATTGGTGCCAGATCCTGTGCGTAAAACAGCAGACAAAACGTCCACCGTATCGCTAGGTAGCGAATACTGCGGGTCACCTGCCGTTAGCACCTGCTGTCGTTGCTCAATCGTCCAAAGATTTAGCCCTCGGTTGGCCCATTCGGCAAACATCAAGTTCAGGGAACGACTCGCCGTGCGAATATCGTACCCTGTGCGCACCTCCAGACCACATCGCTCGAAGGCTTCTTCGATGATGTCGTCAAACTGAAGGTTGAATGTCGCTGTGCCGGAGGTTGCCATCGTTTAGTCGCAAGCTGCTCCGCCCATGCGCATCTTCTTCACGCCTTTCATGGCCATG